CCCTTTACAGTAGTGCGACCACCCGCTTGTTTGAGGGCAATGACGCATGGTTCAATAGGCTCTGACTCAGTAACAACATTAAACACGCCATCGTTCTTGCCATCATGAGTAAGCGCACGACCATCATTTTCACGCATGCGAACCAGATCAACAAGATGTGCAAGGCGGTCACGCTGCGTTTGAGACATAACAAGTGCTTGAATATCAATGCTTCTATCCTCAAGCAGACCAGTGTTCGGATTACGAATAAAGTGCCTGATTTCACGATTAGCAGGACCGTTTGATTTCACGACAGCCCCATCAAACACACCGTTGCGCGTATATTCAATCTGAAGATCACGACAGCGTTGACGCCCGATACCTTCATCAACAGACCAGACAGCGAACGCAGACCGAACGCCATCAACGATAGCAGACGTGCCACGAATAAGATTACGCGCTTGCTCTGGCGTTGTGACGGGATCGTTGTCCCTGATCTTCGCCATGTGGTGATTGACGATTACAGTTGCCCCCGATTCAGTTGCCATCTGTGCCAGCAGACCCATGAATGCTGCGCCAGCAGCAGGGTCAGCGTTTACATCCGCGTGAACAAACGAAGCTAGAGGGTCAATCACGATCAGCTTTAGGTTTTCCATCTCTAGCATTTGATCGTAAATGCGAGAGAACTCTTCGCCCATCATGTATGAGTTGTCGAACTTCTGCATGATTGGAAACACACCGCCTAAGTTTGGCAATGGCAATACACGTAGCTTATGATCATAATGTTCACGGTAATTTCTAGGATCAAGTCGAGCAATACGACGATGCATTTCGTCCTTATCGTCCTCGGCTGTGATTAGAATAACGTCACCATGCTCTGCGACCAGACCACCGAACGCTCTTTCCATAGATGCGCCAGATGCAACCTTCATGGCTAAGTCGAGCGTCATCATGCCTTTACCGCTATCTCCTGCCGCAGCAAACACCACTGGCACACCTAACGGGATTGTATCTCCGATAAGAAACTTTTGCTCTGGTGCAGACCCTACAAAGTATTTGTCTACCAACAGGCTATCATCAAGAAGCGAGATTGGCTTTTTTACTTTGCTTTCATGGGTTTGCAAAAACTTGTTAATGTCGAACTCTTCGTCGATAGCATCCGCAGCATCCCATTTCTCAGGCTTTGTTGAAGGAATGTGCAACATAACTGTGGACTTTGCACCGACAGCTTTTGCTTGAGCTTCTACAATACGAGCGAGCTTTTTACCTGCATCATCATTATCAGGCCAAAGAATTACTTCTTTGTTGCGCAAGGGAGAGAAGTCGAACTTTTCTGCTGTGTTTTCAGACAGCATTCCTGCCCCACCGATGGTACAGGTAGCTGTGTATCCAAGCTCGGTAAGGGCATCAGCGCACTTCTCTCCCTCTACCCAAATCACCTTGTTGGAGCCTAAGATGTTGGGTATATTGTAGAGGGGCCTTGGTTCGGGTACACCTTGGCGTCCATTCATGAACTGGCGGAATTGTTTCTTAGGCTTCCCGGCACTATCCCGAACAATTTCGCCAGACTCATTTCTGTCAAAGTATTTGCGCACTGTGACGAGAACCTGACCATGTTCGTCAGTGTAATCGTATTCCTGCTCAAAAGGCGTGTTGGGGCCAATCTGCCGCTTTTGTTCGGGTTGTGCAAAGCCGTTCGTGGCAGTTGTATTCCTGACCTCAAAGTTTTGAGGGTTGTTCAGCTTTACGATATTCTCTGGTTGTGGGACAAAATTCTTTGGCAAGTAACTTGAGAAATGTTCTACCGTTTCTGCAAGCGACCAACCGCGTCCTTCTTTGAGTATCTTACAGATACCGCCAACACCATCACCAGACTCAAAATCTTTGCCGCTTAAAAACCACGGGCTGTTTATATCAATATTAATTCTTAGCGACTGACCACGTTCCCCACGCAGTGAGCCTAACATAAAATCGTTTCCGCGACGAACGCCTTCGGGGTAAGTATCAATCAGCATACTTAGCTGAACGTCCCTTGGAACTTCCCTAGAAATGCGTTCGGCTACCTCCTTCGATGTCTTGCCAAACTGTAAAATGTTCATTATCTTGTTCCCTACAAACGGTTACACACTACATATGGGGTTGCGTTGTGCAGACGCTCCCCATTTTTTTTATTCATCCCAACAAGTTTCACGGTATTCGCAAAACTTACAAAGATAAAAATCTTTACTTTGAGCGATACGGGGTAGAATGTCACCCGATTTTGCTGCCGTCAAGATATTCACTGCGCGATCACTAGCTTGCTGCGCGAGAGGTGCATTGTACGGCACTAGCTCGTAGTAAATTTCAGACGTATTTTTATTTACAACAGAAAACAACGCAGGATTTTCGGTTAGCTCCATATAAGTTTGATACAAGGCAATTTGAGTTGCGTAAGTTGGATTGGCCTTGGCAACGCCCATGTTGACGAACGACCTGAACTTTTTGTCGTTTGCTGACTTGTTTTCCCATAGTGACGGGTAGCCCATAGATACGGGTCCATCACAAATCACGCCATCTATGTGACCGCGTATCTCGCCATCAGCGATAGAAAATCCAAATTGTTCGCCTTGTTTGTCTTCCGTGCGCAGATCAAACCCTGCATCACGTATCCACTTAGCCGCATAGTCTTCGATATTGTGACCGAACTGAAAGATGCGCAGCGTTTGTGCGCTGAACTCTTTATCGGGATCGACTGGGTAATTCAGATAGCGATATTGTATCTTGCGTTGGCATTCGTCACCAATACTAGATGCGCCAATATACTTGCGGCGTTCACGTTTCTTCTCGCCTGCGACGATAGCATTATCAACCGCTGCCTTTATATGTTCTACAATCGGGTCTTCTTTAGAAGGGGATTGATGTAGAAGGCCAAGTGCCTGTTGACTTATAGTAAGTTTCTTCGAGTTTTCCAATGTCAATCTCCGCTGCTAGACGTTGTGATTCCTGTAATCCAAAAATCAGAGTGTGGACTTGTTCTTCTGATAGATCAGAAAAACGTGTGTCCCATCCGAATTTGCCCAATATGTGTGCCAATTCTTCGATTGGCTTTGGTTCTGGTGGTACTGTCAATGTATTGTCTCCTCCTTTATTCCGAACAATTCTATGATTTCATCGACTGCCTCCGGGTCAGCATCTTTGTTTCGAAAGCCAATGTTCATGACTTCTTGGCCTTTCACCATTATAGCTGCTGTCCCGAACAAAACGGTATGTTCCGCTTCGTGCAGTTGATCTTGTATTGCTTCGTTTGCTACGTTTTGCACTTCGTGCAGGTCAGTTGGATCGTTGACCCAACAAACCATTTCAATCTCTGAAGTTTCGACATTACCATCGTCATCTTCTGCAAACATGAGATACATTTCAAACCTTGGCATCAGGGGCGTCCTTACTCGAAAATTCTCCACCCAGAGAAGAGTATGCCGCTTTGTCTACCCACGAGTCTGAGTGATCTATCTTGTTCAGGATACGCGAAGTTTTGAGCCAGTCCATCATTAATGCAACGTGCGTAGGAGTGATTTCCCCATGCGATATAATTGCGCTACGCAAAATAACGTTCCAACCCTCTGCAATTCTTTCATGATTATCGTAGGCTTCACCGTAATCTTTGGCCCTTGCGCCATTGATTAGACTTTCTGCCTGTCTTAAAAAATCTTCTCGCCTCAATGTAATTTCTCCTGTGCTGCATAGAACGCCTTGCTTAGAGCGTCTTTGTTCCAACAAAAACTCAAAGCACAGCCTGCTTTATATTTTGTCCACGAGAAGTCCATTGAACTGACATGGATGCCATAATCCATCAACAGGTTCTTTTGCTTCTCTGTGGCCCTGTTATTGAGCCAACGCTTTGTTTTGTTGGCTGCATCGCTGTCTTCGATTTCGCGCAAGAAGTCATCGGCTGCTGACATAGCATGAACCTTCTCGCCAATCGCTACGGTGCGAACACGTCCTTTTTGTGACTTTACCATAGCAACCCACATATCATCTTTAATGTGACCTACAAAGGCAAAGCCCTGAAAGCCCATAGCCATCAATGCATTGCCCTCTTGGAATGGGCTAATCCATAAGAATGGCGATAGCTGCATCAGATCGTATTCTGTCATGACGAACTGTTCGAGCGCGGACTTTTCTTCTGCTACGAACTCATGACCGCAGATGGGACACTCTGATACACGCGCATGAACCTCTGCATCACAAGATGGGCATGTTTTTGTGGGTGCTTCGCCATCAACCGTTTTTTCTCTGCCATCAAGATTAGCGACATCATCAATGCTGCCATGCGTAATCACAGACGTACCAAAGTCCATAACAATGCAATCAGTCTTGATTGTGTTTGGGTATAACTCAGGATCAACGATGCGTAGCCCACGACCAATCATCTGCACCATTGTGCCTTTCTGAGAGCATGGACGCGTTAAAACGACACAAGACACAGGTGGAGCATCAAACCCTTCTGTAAGCACGGCTACGTTGACCACAACCTGCAAATCACCATGCTCAAGGTCATGGAGCATTTGTGATCTTTCTTCTTTCGGTGTTTCGCCTGTCACAAAGTTTGCAGCAACACCAGACATAAGGAATGCATCACAAAGATGTTCGGCATGTTTGACGGTGGAGCAGAACACAACAGTCTTGCGATCCCCTGCTTTTTCCTCCCATTCCCGAACAATTCTTTCGTTAATCACTTGGCGATCCATAATCGCGGCGACTTCTTCCATGTCATATTCTTTGCCGCGTCTGGTGACATTATCCAGTTGATCATTAACGCCTAGATCGACCACAAAGGTTTTGGGGCGAACGAGGAAGCCTTCTTGAATCAATGCACCGATTTCGATTTGGTGTGCGCAGTTGTTAAATACAGAACGCAATCCCTTGCCATCACCGCGATTGGGCGTGGCTGTAAAGCCTACAATCTCTGCGCTATCGTTGTCCTCAAGCACAGCATCAATCACACGGCGGTACGTCTTTGCCGCTGCATGGTGGCCTTCATCAATCACCACCATGTCGAACTTAGGACGTTGCGCGAGGTTACGTTCACGAGAAATAGTTTGCACCATTGAGAATACGGCATCGCCATCCCAATGCTTGACCGTTCCATTCACAATGCTTGTTGTGATGTACGGGTTCACCTTTTTAAACTTGGATTCGTTTTGCTCAACAAGTTCATCGCGGTGTTGCACGATAAGAATCTTTTTGCCTTCCTTGTGGCGCTTACCAACGAGCGCAGAAAGCATGATAGTTTTGCCTGCACCAGTTGGTGCAACGACTAAGGTATTGCCGTGTTTGTCGAGTGCATTCAGAGCATCGCTTACGGCTACCTCTTGGTAGGGACGTAGTAACATAAAACACCTGTTCGCTAGAATTGGTGGGGGGATTGCGGCCCTCTGCCCCCCGGTCAGAGGTCTAGCAGGCGCGGATTGGCCTTGCCGCTAGATTACCTTTGCGCCCAAGACGGGACACCACCAGACGCTTGAGGCTGCGAAGGTGCAGCTTGCTGAGTGGCTTGCGCGGCAACAGGAGTCTGCTGCATTGGCGCTTGTCCGCTTGGGATAAATTCCCGCGAATTAGGTGTTAAAGCTGCGATCAAGCGATTGCTATCACTGTAGCCGTTAGTCCCTTTCTTAATACCAACTTTAGCACAGATTTCCATAGCGTTTAAGTCAAAAACACCAGAAATATTTCGTGCCTGTTGCGCTTCTGCTGAAACGTCCGCAGGATCAATGTTACGCGCACTTTCGACAAGTGACTTTAATGTGCGTAAACCAATCTCCTTGGCTTGCGGAATACCGCTTTGGCCCATCTTGTCACCATCGACAAAGACGCGATCCCAAAACTTACGGCGATCAAATTCGCCACCAATAATGGTGAACTCAAGTTCCATCCACTTGGCTGCTGTATTCATGGATTTTTTAAACCAAGGTCCAGAGCCAAACTCAGGCACTTCAATGTCACCTTGCTTTACAAGGACGACTGCACGGCACACTGTGCCATTAGGGATTAAAGAAAACTCACGATCTTGTGGGTTATCATCGGCGGGTACATTATTTAAATTAAGCATTTTGTGCTTCCTCTTCGCTAGAGATTTGTGTTGCAGGATCAACGAATGTTAAATCCTTTGGTTGATCGGGAGAGCCACTAGACATCTTTTCCATCAGTTTGCCTAGATGCGGCTCTTCCAAGGTTTCGAGGCGACCAGAGCGATCTTTTGCAGGGTAGCCCCACTCATTCAATGGCTGACAGACAAACGCACGATACTGACCGTGATCCCCTGACAGGATTGCCATTGTAATTACTTCGTCAACAATTCCGGGCAATTCGCGTCCAGTCTTGCTGCCTTCGATTTGCAGCGCATATTGCTTGCGCCCATAATCATCTGTGATTTCGTCAAGAATGCCAACAAAAATTACATTCTTGGCGCGAATGTGCTGAAGATGTGTAAGCCACGACATCATCTCACGCCCATGCATTCCATAGGCTGCGCGTGTGTCTAACTTCCCAGAGCGATCAGAACGCGCCTCTGGCTGCTGTAAGCACCACTGAAAGCACAAACGCCCTGCGACTGTGATAGAGTCCACAAATAGAGTATCGTACTTCTGCCAGATGTCTCCGCTATCGCCATACATGGTGGCAACGTAATCGTAATGCGCT